CGGTTGGTACCGGCTCCGGAGCTCGCTAGCTCACCTCCACATGTGGAAAGGAAATAGGATATGACCACTCGATTTCGCCAGCGGCAAGACTGGTACGGTGGTTACCGTACTAGTATACCTGATGGTTCGATCGATTGGAGCGAAACCCAATCCGTAAATAGCCGGACTACAGATGTCGTGCATCAAGGTGATAACCAATACTTTGAAGCATGGCATTCATATAAATCCGGTGGATTGATAAACGGTGTCAGTGGTTCGACATCGTTCGGTTACGACTTTAGGAACTACGTGGGTACCTGGCAAGCCAGTGACCCCGCAGCCCTATGGCATAATCCTATTTACGCCCCTTCGTTTACCGATATGGCGCTGGATACGATCAAAAGAACGAATCCGAATAACGCCGAAGCGGATTTAGGCCAAGACCTCGCGGAGATGGGAGAAATCCCAAGTTTGATCCGCGACTCGTACAAAGGATTCTTCGATGCTTTCCCTCCCGGGTTGGCAAAGAAGATACGGAACCTAGGTTCCCGCGTAGCTCTACTGAACATTTTGTATCAGTTCGGCTATGCTCCTTTGATCGACGATACTAAGAAGATGCTTGAATTCCCCAAGGCCGTCGAGAGACGGATTAAGGAACTAGAGCGCCTTCAGGCCAAGAAGGGGTTGCGCCGTACGATCGAGTTATTTTCTGATTGTAACGTCACACAATTTAATGCGACAATACAGTCAAGTGGTGTTTTTATTAACACCACAATAACTAAGTCAACACGTATGAGAATACGGGGCCATATAAGATGGTACCCCTTACCTCCCATACTGAGACGCGATCATTCAGTGTTAGATGATGCAATTAGAACTGTAGCTGGTAACGAATGGGATATCGTTACCATCTACAACATCATCCCTTGGACCTGGTTGGCAGACTACTTTACGAATTTAGGTGATTTAATTCAGCTAAACCGTAATACTGTAGAATGCTATCATGAACCTGTTAGGATCATAACCCATGTCCTCACTGAAACCATCTGTGCTCCTTGGACTAACGGGGTTGTAACTATGACCCCTATTAAGAATTCCTTGGAGGAAACATCACGGATGATTGCGGTGCCCACACTTAGTGCCCGTCAGCAATTCCTTACGGAAAAGCAGACGTCGATAATTAGCTCACTGGCGGTTCTTAAGGGGCCCAAGTTGGGCCGAATCCTCTAAGAGCTCGTCTTGAGCTAGAAAGTAGCATACTATGTTCGCAGATACCCTTACCGTCACCATCAATTCCGTTGCGAAAGTGATGGTCCGTGTCAATCAGGATGGATACTCTTCCGAGTACCGCCTGAAAGAGACGGATGGTGAATTTCGTCTGCGCCTGCGCAACTCGTCCTATGTGGACAAGACCCGTGGAGGCCAGGTGGTGAATCGACATAACGTCGAGCTCATCCACACGGTCTACGCGGTCGCGCCGGCCACCTTCCCTTACATCCGTAAGACCTACGCGGTCTTCGAAGATGATAGGGGCGACACCATCGCCACTTGTGCGAAGGAAGTCGTCGGTACCCTGGCCCTCCTTACGGAGGCCAATGTCACGAAACTCGAGAACTGGGAGTCGTAAGACTACCCAGAACCTAGGACTAGCGCCCTAGGTCTCGTGGTTAAGGTATACTATCTGCGGTTTGGATTCACCACCCACAAGGAGTGAGATGATGAAAAGCCATTCTGATAGTCTGCTACAAATCGCATTGGACATCCTTACGGATGTTTCAATGGCCTACCCCGAACTAAGGGGTGTGGATCGTGATAAAGCGAGACTCACCCTTTTAGTCGAAAGTAGAGGTCTAGGTGTTTTCACCCTAGATCTCCCATCTCGCGAGTCGGCCTTACTAGCCGGTCTCGAGAGTGGCCTCCTTTGTTCTGAGGGTACACTTGTGTACTCAAAGAAGTATAGGGTGCCGCGATTATTCGCGGGACTCTATATGAGGATATTCGACCGTCAGTTACGTCTAAGGGTCGACGCAGACGTGAATGCCATCCTATTTCTAAGGCAATTGCTTGTCTTAGGTAAGAAGACGGAAGTCCCCTGTAGCTCCGGACGTGAGTCCGGGGCTATTCGGGAGTACATTCATGTCGAGGCGTCGATGGTCAAGCCCACCCTCGGGTGGTCCCTTGATTCCCTTGGTCTGGGGAATGCTAATTTGCATTTCTCTGACCTTTACGGGTCTGACGATTCGTTGTTCCCTGATGGAATCACGAACCGCCAGAAGCTATTGTTACAACGATGTCAGCGAGTTGCTGATTTTGTTGCTCAAGAGCTTGGCATCTACTGTCCCGATTGTGTAATTGAATCGCACAGACGGGAGGGTAAGCCACTGGGCCTTAGACACGGACCTGGTGCTGTTGCTGAACGAGGTGGTCGGTTCTTTGATAAGTACCGATTTACCAATTGGTCAGCAAAGCTTGAATCCATGTTTCCGTTCTCATCATACGGAAAGATGCCGAATGACGAGAGGGTTCAACCCTTGAATCATGAGGTTCCTGCCCGGATGATCTGTGTTCCAAAGACCGCAAAAGGTCCTAGGATCATCGCTGCTGAGCCGTCTGAACATATGTATGTTCAAAAGCTCATGGCGAATTGGCTCGAAGAGAAGATCGAGACCTCCATAATGGGGGCCTTTATCAACTTTCGCGACCAATCTGCATCTGGTAAGCTTGTGATTAAAGCTTCCCTAGATCGCGAACTTGCGACGATTGATTTGTCGTCAGCTAGCGATCGGTTAAGCTTGTATGTAGTCGAACGGATGTTTCGGAGCAATCCGAGCTTTCTGAAGGCTCTTCATGCAAGCCGCACGCGATGGTTGCGCTTGCCAACTGGTGAGTGCATTGAACTTAAAAAGTTCGCATCGCAGGGTACGGCCTTGACTTTCCCCGTTCAAACCCTAGTATTCTTCATCATCGCTATGGCTGTTGCCACGAACGGTGATGTATCGTACGAAGGTTTTCGGAAACAAGTCAACAAAGTCCGTATATTCGGTGATGATATAATCATTCCGAATACGGGGTTCGCTGAGGTAGTGGATCTACTACACATGTTGAACCTTAAAGTAAACGTTGAGAAGTCATTCTCTTGCGGGTACTTTAGGGAATCATGTGGCGTAGACGCTTTCAAGGGTTATGATATAACCCCTGTGAAGCCTAAAACCACTATTTCCGATAGTCCTGCATCTAGACTGGCTGTGCTCGACACATCCAATAACCTCTTTTATAAAGGATACTGGTATGCAAGTGAACAGCTCAGGCATCGACAGCGTCCTCGTCGGCAATTCGCCTTCGGGGTCGTGGGTAAGGATGCAGGTGCCACGGGGTACGTCTCGTACAGCCTTGGCACGGTGCTTTCTCGAATGTTCCATGCGCAAACCCCAACTCTCTGGGACGGAACAGCTGAGGGCTCGACTGCTAATCAACTCCCGGGGTATGTCATGTGGAGAAATCTACATGAACGCCTATTGGGGGTATTTAGCAGTAAGTCCCCAGCTCGTCCCAATGGATTTGGGAAGTTACGCTGGAACCCAAGATTGCATCGTATCGAGGTTCGGAGAGCCGCTATTAGCGAATCTTCGAGAGTCCGAGAGTACGATCATGGCTATTCTGGACTACTGGACGCCCAATTGCGTCCGCACGAACCTCAAAGCTTTGAAAGCAAAGGGGTACGTGGAGTTCCAGAAAGACCGCATCACCGTGAGGTGATGCGGTGGGAGGCCCTGTCAGACTTGTTTTGACAGGGTTAAGGGTCTTACCAACCCTGGGT